GCCGGTGCCGGTGCTCGCGCCGCCCGCAGCAGCCGGCAACCCGTACACGCGCACAGTCGAACCAGCAACAAAGTTGCCCGTGTTCGGGATTATCTGGATCGAGGTGATAGCCTGCGCGGCTGCCGGTGTCCAGAAGTGAGAGTTAGCCTCTACCGTATTGTCAGGCCGGACGAGAAGCGAGTTTGATGCATGCTTGTTCGTGGCTGACGCATAGTCCGTGACCAGAATCGAACCCGGCGTAAACTGGTCGGTTGTCTGCGCGGCAGAAGCAACAACGGTAATGCGCGGGTTACTCCCGCCGCCGCCAGAAGATGTGTAATTAGCAGCGGTCGTATCCCCGTTGAAACGTAGGTTGACAACGGTCTGCGAGCCTGCGTCGGTTCGCAGATCGAACACTACCTGAATGTCTCTGTACGATTGGCTCAGCGTGCCTGTGTCAATTGACGCAGCCGTTGCCGTAAGCGTCGTCTGGTAGAGCAGGTTCGAGGCTGGCGTCAACAACACGCCTGCGGTGTCCATCTCGCCGTACAGGCAGGCGTATGTGCCAACGTCGAAGTTGCCCGCTGAGGCTGTGATCGTCAGGCTGGTAACCGCCGCCGTGCTGCGCCACACACCAACGAACTGATGCAGTTGCAAGTTCGTACTCGTTGACGACAAGGCAACAGAATTGGTGCTGGACAGCGCTTTATGGAACACCGTGTTAGTGAAGCTGGGGATTCGGACTTCGACCGTGCCCATGCGGCCAGCAGTTGCCGTCGCAGCAGGCAAAAGCCCAATGCGAGCAGCGGATGCGCCAAACGTTTCAGCCTCAGCCGAGACAGTCGCGGCTGAGAACATTCCGCCCCAGTCATAGTTAGAGCCAGCATCTCCACTAGCTTGCAGCGCAATGGTGATGTTGGTCGCCGCCGTGTCACCTCGACCCGCGATGAGCAGCCGCAAGTTGCGGAAGCCGGTCTGCGGAATGTTGCTGAACTGCAACGTGGCCGACACGGCGGTAAGCGGGAGGATGGTCTGGATGGGCACTAGCGCCCCGCTTCCGCCTGAGCCGCCGCTCGAACCGCCGCCACCTCCAGCCGGTACCTGCCAGGTAGCATCCTCGCGCAGAAACTTCGTTGTGCCAGCAGTAACGCCAGGGTCAGGCGCAGCACCTGATGCGTGGCTGGCGCCCGAGGCGACCATCACCGGTACGTCGGCTGGCACCATCGCACGGAACGTCGGTGCCGCCGGGCTTCCGGTCGTCGGGCCAGAGTAGACCGCATTCGCGTTCTGGTTTGCCTTCGTGATTGCCAGCGTGCCCGTCGAGGTGATCGGTGAGCCTGCCACGCTGAACTCGGTTGGCGCAGTCAGCGCGACCGAACTCACCGAGCCGCCGCCGCCGCCAAGCTGCGCGAAAGTCAGCGCGGTGGTGTCGAGCGTGACGGTGCCCGTCTGCGTGTAGACGAAGTACTTGCCGCCGTTGGCGGTTCCCTCGCGCACGCCAACGTCGAACATCAACTCAAACTCAGAGGCAACGTCAGCATCGGCTCGACGCACTAGCGGAGTTGATGCGCCGAACCACGTATAGATGCCGTTTTGCGCTGGCGCCGATTGATCCTTCAGTAGAACGTGGTCGCCATTGTTCAGCGTCACACCGTCCAGGGAAGCGCCGGGCGTAGCTAGCGTAACGTTCGCCGTTGATGCGGCCCGGACGGGCGCCTTACGCCGCTTAGCCTCGTGAAGGTCTGCGCCTGATGCGGTGGCATGCGATGGCATACGCTACGGGTTCCTCAGTGTGAATGTTTGACCAGCCTGGTTGGTGAATGGTTCCTCGGCCACGTCAGTCGCTGGCGTCAGGCCGATGCCTGTTGTATCAATCCGTTGAAGCGGCAGCGATACCACCAGAAACGTCGCTGTACCCACAACCTCGGTGAGTGCGTAGGTAATCAGATCACCCGGCTGTAGATCGAGCGTCCACGTCGTCACGTCGAGGATCTTCTCGTTCACGTTGGTCATAGACGGCATCGCATCCCCATACATCGGTCGGCTTCCTGCCGGCCATGCCGCTTGTGCGCCGAGGCCAAGATAGACGGTTGCCGTTGCTTCCCACGGTGCCGGCCCGTCGAGTGACACGTAGCCGGCGTACATATGACAGCCAAGGATGCGGGCCGCGAACGTGACTTCCACCAGACCGCCGAGACCCGCTACGAGCGCTTGCCCGCCACCGTCAAACACGATATTGACTACCGCTTGAGTGTTCGTCGCCGGTGGCGTAACAGTCGGGTCGCGTTGCTGAGCAATGACCCTGCTCTTTCGCAGGTTGTTGCGCCACATCTCGACCAGCGCTGGCTGCGCCGCCGAGTTGTTGAACGGCTGGCTCCCGCCAGGGTTGAACGTCACGTACCGCCACCCACGTAGGTGATGCTCTGGCTAAATGCGCCGTCCTGCGTTAGCTCACCGTCGCAGCGCTGTACCCACAGCACCTCGCCCACGCCCATCCGATCCGCTGAGCCGCCCGGACCCTGCACCAGATGCACCTGTCCTGGCCCAATCACATCGGCTCGTGGCGTTCGCATCGTCACCTTGACGATCTCGCGGTTTAGCTCGCGCAGCCAATACTCCGCGAGTGCCTGGCAGCTAATCCCTTCGCCTGCCGACTCGTTGGCCCGCCGCTCAATCATCGGGTTGTCCTGCGTGTACACGCGCGGTTGCGACTCCGACATGAACGGGTTGCTCTCGGCCTGATACCACACGCGCGGATCGAGGTAGTCGCCCACGGCATAGCCGCTGATCCGCACAGCGTTGTACGCCTCTGAGACTGTCCTGCTCGTCTGCCCCTCGCGGATATCCACGCCTTCGGTGAACGTCAACTCAGGCCCGCTGTCAGGCCGACCGCTGATCTGCACCCGGTAGATCTGACCGCCCACCGATTCAAAGGTGCGGTAGCCCAGGCTGATAGCGTCGATCTTGTGAATGTAGCTCAGCGCTGAGTCCGAGTAATTCCACACGAACTCTTCGGGCGCGATGGTGCCGAGCGTTTGCCCTGTCCCGCCGATGCTGCCACCGTTTGTACCCACGCCTGCGTAGTCCAGCACAGCCGACACGATGGCCTCGTCAGTCGCAGGCCCACCAGTGAGGTCGTCCAGCAGAAGGCCCTTGTCGCGCGTGTCAGACACTGTGGGGAGCTTGTAGTCGTCCGCCCGCGCGAGCCTGCCCTTGCAGATCATCGAGACTGCTCGCGGATACAGGCGGTAGTTCCACTCGTACAGCAGCCCCGACCAGCGGGTAGAGCCGTCCACAATGATCGACACATCATCGAAGTACGTGCCAGCGTCCGACTTGAGCGGCAGCACAATCTCGGCCTCACCCGACGAGAGGTCGTAGCCGAGACTCCAGCGGAACGAGACAACGTTGGTGAGCGTGGTGCCGTTGAAGCTGACTGCATAGCTGAGGTTCCGAACAGTGCCAGCCATCTAGGCATCAGTGATCAGAAAGTCAGCCGTGGCCTTCGTCTGACCGTCAGGCATTGGCGCCGGACGATTCACAGACATGAGCACAGCCTGATGCGTGTCGAGGCCATCAATCGCGAGCGTTCCCTGCTGGCCGACCGCGACATTGGCCTGCCCCCATGCAGTCGAGTTCGCCAGCACCATGCCAACCGTAAGCGTCAGCGGTCCACGTCCAGCGAGGTCAACGTAGAAGGCGTCAGCGCCCGGAATGTCCTGTACCTGTGCCCGCGCCTCGCGCTTCTCGCTCATGTTCGAGCCGTCAGCAGTGAACGTCACCGTAACCGAGCTAGTGGCGAACGTAGACACTTAGAACGGCACTCCTGGCAGCGCTGGCGACGGTGGCACCACCGATTGCGACTCGGCCTCAATCATGGCATTGATCACGGCGTTTTGTACCTGCTCCGCGAACCGCTCGCCCATTGTCTCGTCTAGCAGTGCCGGGTTATTGATGTTCACGATCACGTTATTCGCCGTGCCAGGCCCGCCCGCAGCGATGCCTGCCGACGTGCCCTGCAACGCTAGCTCGCCCTTCCGGATAAGGTCGTTCAGATCCTTGCCACCGAAGGCATCCGTCCACGTACCCTGTGTAGCGAGTGCGCCGATCCGCTCGGCAATACCGCCGAGGAACCGAAGGAAGTCTACCAGCGGCTGGATCGTAAAGTTCTCGCTAATCCATTGCCCAACTTGGCGAAAGACCCGCTCAGCCACCGTAGCAATGAACGTAAAGACAGTGAGAAACACTGACCACAACCGCCCTACAGCAGCCGTAATGCTATCAAAGTGCGTGATAACTCCAGCGATAGCTGGCCCAATGACAGGTATTGCCGAGATCATGTCCAGCCAATGGGTCTTGATGAAGTCCACTACCGCAGCCGTTTTGCCCTGTATGTCACCAAAGTTCGTGATCCACGCTGTAGCGAGCGCGGCGACCGCGAGTAGCACCAGCCCTATCGGTGAAAGCAACGCACCGATTGCGCCAACCATCAAGCCCAATGCCAGCAGTGCCGGGCCGAGCGCGGCAGCAACACCACCGAACGCTATGATGGCTTCCTGCTGCGCTGGCGAGAGCGACCTCCACTTCGCCTCTAGCCCTTCAAGCCCAGGCACCACGCTGTTGTTCACGAAGTCAATCGCGCCCTGCATGCGCGTCTTGAAGTCGTCCCAATCCCGCAGGATGCCCGCCTCTAGCCGGTTCTGCATGAGCTTCAACTGATTATTCGTGGCTGACATCGCCTTGGTTACTTCTTCGCTGAGTGCCGTGTTCTCGTTCCACGCCTGATTAGCGATAGTTGTGCCGCGTTCGAGCGAGTCCTGCGATGCAGACAAGTCGAGTAATGTCTCGCGCAATCTGGCCTCTTTGATGTTCAGATCGTCCAGTGCGCTAACTACGCCTGCCGGTCCCTGCTCACCTCGAATGCGCTGCAACCCCTTGATAACCGAAGTAAACGCCTGCGCCGGGTCGGTGTTGACGAGGTTCGCGAACTCGCTTTGACTCGTGCCGGTGACCTTCGCCAGACCAGCGAGCGTGAGCGTTGTCTCGTCACCCGTCTTGGCAACCTGGCTCATCTTCGTATTCGCACCGTCGATCTCGCGCTGATACTTGGCAATCGCTAGCTCGTTCGCCTTGACCACGGATGCAGGCGTGTTGCGGCCAAACTCCTTCTGCCGCAGTACTGCGACCTCCAGACTGCCACTCAGATCTAGGATGCGGTCTTGTAGGTCGCGCACCTTGCTCGCCGCTTCGCTCGTAGCATCGCTGCTCTGGTTAGCCGCAGCGGTCATCTCCACGAAGAACTTGGAGATAGCCGTACCGCCTTCCTCAGCGCGAATGCCGACCTCCGCGAGCGCGGCAGAGATGCCGAGAATGTCGCGCGGGTCAACGCCGAGGGACGATAACGTACCTGCCAACCGACGCGCTAGCTGAGTAATATCGCCTTCTGTACCGCCCATCTTGTTGCCGAGCGCGGTCAGCGCTGAGGCGAAGTTCGCAGCCGCTTCAGGCGCCTGATGGGTCAGGGTAAGAAACCTGCCAACATCATCGGCTAGTTGATCGACCGGCAAGCCGGTCGTAACGCCCAGGCCGGCAATAGCAGCCGTAAACGCTCTGAGTTGAGGCGCACCTTCAATGCCCAATTGGCCTGCAACAGCGGCAATCTGCGCGAGGTCAGCCGCCGACTTCCCGCCGCCTTCGATGGACGTACTCAGATCAATAAGCTGAGTACGCAACACGCCGAAGTCGGTATTATCAACCGTCTTTTGAACTGCGGTAAACGCCTCGTCAAAGTCTGAGCCGACCTTGAACACCGTGCCCACGCCGGCCACAATCGGCGCAGTGATTGCTAGCGACAACGCCCGACCCGAGCGTGTCAGGCCCGCGCCAACCCGCTGCAACGCCCCCGGTAGCGTGTTCAGCGAGTTGACGGCACCGCTTACATCGGCGCCGACCGTGACGAATAGCTCGGCTATCGGGACAGGCATTGCTTAGCCTTGTGCCGCTGGCCTCGACGCGAGCGAGAGCTTCCGCGCGGCTGAACGGCTCTGCGCCCGCTTCTGCGCCTGCTCGCGGTCATGCGCCTCTAGCTGGAGGAACGCAATCCAGTGCGCGAACTCGTTACCGCTCATTCGGCCAACCATCTCGGCGTGCGTCATCTTCAGTTCCCGCGCTAGCTGAAACTCCATCCTGAGCATCGGATTCTGCCTCAGTGCTTTTGGTGGCCTCCTTGAGCGAAGCTTCCGTCAGCCCGGAGGAATCCATCACCGCTTTGAGGATGGTCGAGATAGCCGCCATGCTCTTATCTTGAAGCCTGCCGTAGTCGGCCATCGTAAACTTTGGCTCGACTACGCCTTCTACGAACAGCAGCGCTTCGAGCAAGTCGTTGTCCATCTCCTGCTGACCGTTGAGCGGGTTGCGCCGCATGGCACGCTTACGTAGCTCGCTCGCCTGCTTCTGGCTGAGCGTGCGAATGACCACGCCCGCGCCATCTCCCCACTGCGGCACCGCGACCTCGCGCTCTTCAATGTCGCTCGCCGCCCAGATCTGCTCGGCAGTCAGGATGCGTAGCTTTCTTGTGTTCTCCATGCGGCCTCCTTCAGGCGGGATGGCGTATTGACGCCGCTCTAGGCGTCTGTAACGGTTCCGACAATAGCCAGTTCAGCAGTCCACGTCGCCGTGTCGTCGCCCGGCGTATCGATCTCATAGGACGAGACATACACCTGGCAACCAATGGCGCGAGTGCCTGCACCTGAACCAGACGGGCGGTAGACCACCGTTTGAAGCGCTGGCGTGGCCGCTAGCATCATTGCCGAGAGCGTGCCGTCTACTGTCGGGTCGTAGGCACCTTCAAGGCTGATGGTCCCGCCATACGGTCCCACGAGCTTGCTAATCGCTGCGCCGCCAATCGGGTTGATATCGTTCACGTCGCGTTCAAGGCTGATGTTGACCGATGTGGTGTACGCGCTGATATCGGTGCCGCCGATACTGAACGTCGCAATGTTGCCTGAGCTAAAGGCCATTAGACTCGACCCCTTCCTGTGAGGATCGAGCGGGCGTGGTTAGCGGCGGCTCGTTGCTTAGCGGAGCTTCCCCAGGAAGCGCGGCACCAAGAGTTGTAGCACTGCCCCTCGGCAGACCCCATCTGTACTCGATAGCGCGAACAACTAACAATAACCCTCGCCTCACCTCAGCCCAAAATTGACGGTCGTTCATAGGTCGGCTGGCTGGTACTGAATGCGATAAAACCCGCCGAGATAGACCACCGGCTTGCCAAACTCTTCGTCCTTGCGTTGGTGCGGCTGCTCGCGGATGCACGAGGCGATGCGTATGTCGCGCACCAGCACACCGTTATCAGGCACGCTCAGCAAGTCGTCCAATCGGTCTGCCAATGGTTCGATGGCATCGTACGAGGAACCATCAGCCGCCGCGCGGATCAGGTAGAGCGCATTGGTCAGCCGACTCGTGCGGGTTCGCACCCGGTCAGAGCCGCCCAGGTAGCTGTAGATCACCATTGGTGAGATGGTGCCCTGCGGCGCAAAGTCAACGAATACCCGTCCGCCCACGGCATTCGAGAGCGCTGCATCCCCAAAGAATCGGGTGTACAGCCATTGGTTGACTCGCGAAAGGTCTGCACTCATCAGTCCGCTATGTGACTCATGGTGTTGACGAACACGTCGCGCATCGGCTCGACCGAAGGCGTCAGGAATGGCTGCGGCCCCATGAAGCGCGTGCCGTACTCCTGATAGACGCCGTGAGCGGCAGCAACACCTACGACAGCGCTGTAGCCCTGGTCGCTACTGCCGAACAGGGTGATGGAGAACTCGGGCCGGATCTCTTCGAGAATGATCACGTCGCGGTTTACGTTCCGCGCCCGACCAGTCCGCGCCGCGTAGTCGCTCTGCTCGCCGTTGTTGACATAAATACTCTCGGCTAGCGAGGTCGTATCCTTCGGCGCCATCTGCGAAGCTCGCGACTGGATCGTGGCAGCGGTCTCGTTCACCGCTTCCTGAGACTTCGCGGATAGCTGCGCGATCAGCTTACCGATGTTCGCCGTATCGACCCTGACCGTGATGATGTTCACGTAATCTCCGCGCAGACTACGTTTTGCTCCAG